AATAATTATGATAATAATTATGACAAATATGACAATTATGATAATTACAATAACTATATAAATTAATGATGACCTCTAATATAAGTTAAAATTTCCCATAGTACTTTACAATCAATATGGTTATAATGAATAATATTATGCATTATTACATTATTTTCATCCATTGGATTTTTCGTATCTTTATATGCCTTATGTGCCAGTAACATTGCATTTAGTCCATTACTACATGGATTTCTACTATTCCAATTAGATTTAATTAATCGATGACTATTCATTGCTTTCGCTACAGATTTTAACGAAAAATTTAATGAACCATTAATAGTAATTGGCTCTTTTCGAAATAAACTATATAAATCTACAAACTTTTTGTCTGGAATTCTTGTACCAATTTTACTTATTCGAGTTTGTAACTTCTTATAACTAATTGGTTCAGCACAATACCAATGTACAAAATGACATGCTGTTTTATGTTGTTCTTTCATTATTTTGTTCACATGATCCCAAAATAAATTTATCATTTTTACTTCTCCTAATAAATCATTTGTTGGTGCTACAAATGATTTATAACACCATTTTCCATTTTTAGTATGACCTATTCCTATTTGGAAAACAAACTGATTATCTTGGTAACCAATATTATCATTCTCAACAATTATATGACCTAAATTAGAATTCATTGTTTCGTAATCTAAATAGAATTCTAAACTTGATTCATCAATATTTCTCCAATTAACTCCGTCAATATTATCTGTTTTAATTATATCTGGGGAAAATATCTTAGAATCATTTTTATTTATTTCTATTATCTTATCTAATGTTTTTGACACAATACCTTTCTTAAATCCTAATAAATCAGAACAACATTCATCATCTTTATATCCCATAATATTATTACTATGAGCAATTGATCTATTTTTTACACCACACATCCATAGTGATGTAATCTCACTAATTGAATCTGATAATTGTTTCTTAATATATCGCCATTGACCATCCTTTTCATTATTCATATTTGGATATAGCTCCGGAATTGATGGTATCGGATTTATTTTCCATCTATGTCCTTCACTTCTTACACGCAACACCCAGTTTACAGCATCTTTCGTTTGTTGAATATAATTTGAATCAAACCCAGAATAATCTACAACACCTAATTTTTCTAAAAAATTGGTCCCAGTTCGGTCTTTGCAAGACCACATTTTTCCCAGTATAAATGCTTTCATAGGATTGTGTCCTTGAATCTTTGCAAGAGCTTCATTATAAATATACAATTGACCTTTATAAGCAGGAATACTATCTCGATTCCTAAGAGTTTGAAAATCAACATTAAAATGCAATGTTGAATGTTTTATATCTACTACTACGTAGTAGTAATCTTTACCTAGTAAATATCCTTTATTTTTTAATTCGGGTGATGACAATAATTCATGATTAAATATACTATTAATTAGATCAGAACGTACTAATAAATCAGGACAACCATATGTATTATTCTCATAGTCGTGTAAAACACCTTGAAAAATAATTGGTATACCTTCTTTCATTAATTTTTTAGTATAGTTAAAATTACTTTTTTCTCTTGCTTGAAAAGATTCGGACGCTTGTATAATTTTTGTTTTAGTACTTAATAATTTTATTACTTCTTTTTCAAATACATTTCCTTGATCCATTATGTGTCTAGTAAATTCATCTATATTATCATTCTCTCGAAATCTACTAATTGTACTTGAAGAATATGGTTTTACTTTAGAAATATCAGAATCCATACTTGTAACATTATATTCATTTAACCAATCAACTAATGTATCATTTAATAAATAATTTCTTACTTTTGAAGCGGATACCATTTTAGACCAATCAATCGCTGAATCTTCTTTTTTATTCTTTTTAATTGTTTGATCAGTTGAATAGGACCTTTTTCTTTTTCTACTATTAATTTGTGTACTATTAAATATATCTACTTCATTTAATAATTCTTTGAAAATATAATGATATACACTATTGTTTAATGAAAATGTAAATTTAAATATTGATTCTTTATCTGATACAAAATTGGTTCTTGTTACTTTTTCCAAATAAATTTTTATATTTGTGAATTTATTATTTGAAGGAAAATTTTCTAATTCTTCAGGATATTCTGTATCACTTGAAATTAAATAACCATCTTCAAATATTAATAATTTATACAAACTTTGTTTATTATCTAAATACCACGAATTGCTGATATTTTTCAAAGTATTATCAAATAACTTGTTTAAACATGGTATAATTTTTTCTTTAATATTAATCACTTTTGACATTAATATTCATTAAATTTAATTAATAAAACTTTACTTCAATATTTTCACAAACGAACGTCTATATTTGAAATAAAATAATATTAACATTTAATATATGTCTTCCAATTCCTTAGAAACAAAAGATTTAGAATCTACTTCTACTGGTATAATATCTAAAGCAACTACTTTTATTACATCTAAAAAAGGGATGTATTTAGTTGCAGCTATTGTTTTACTAGGTGCTATCTACTATTACACACAAAATACTAAAAAAACAAATACTGAACAAGTACAAGAACAACAAGGACAAGAACAACAAGGACAAGAACAACAAGGACAATACCAACCACCTCCAGGATATGTAACTGTGCCAGTTGAAATGTTACAAGGTTTACAACAACAAGAACCTGTATATGACCAAGTTCCTGAAGAACAATATGGTGGAAAGTTAAATTTACAAACTCAACAAGGTAGAGAACAACAATTTGAACAACCAATTGTTCCTCAAAATAATCAACAGGTACCAAGGTTTAAACACAATCAACAACTTGATGATGATGAAGATGAAGATGAAGAAATTCAAGAACAAAATTTATCAAAATTAGAAATGGAAAGTATCCAGGCTCAGTTAAATAATATGCAACAGCAAAGAGGAAACTCAAATAATGCATAAATATATTATATGCATAAATATATTATATTAATAACGTAAAATAAATTATTTAAAAACTAATTACTATTTTTTAAATAATGGAAAATTCAAATGAATTTAATTTAGCTGCAGATATTGTAAAAAAACTTATTAAAACACCGGATAATGATGAATTATTGTATCTATATGGATTTTATAAACAAGCAACAGTAGGTGATAATAATCAACCTGCGCCTGGATTTTTAGATTTTAAAGGTAAATCTAAACATAATGCATGGCTCGAATGTAAAGGTATATCCGTTTTTGATTCTGAAATTAAGTATATAACTTATGTTAACGAATTAATTAAAAAATATGGTATTAATCAGTAACCATACTATTAATGTATTTATAGTTTCATAATATATGTCAAAACATAATAGGGTAGTTGATTATTATGTCCCCAATTTGAACCCACGTTTGCATGAGTATGATTACCACTTTTTGATATTTTTGATCTATCATAATAACCAAAAACTAGGTCCGACACCACCATTCCCATTCCAATCATATTGTACAGTTCCTATTTTATGAGTATGTTCACCAGAATTACCATGATTATATTTAGGAATTTCATCTGTTATATGTTAAATACAGTCACCATTGGTGAAAAGTTTACGCAAGTTTTCCTTGGGGTCCATCACCTTCTCTGGCTGTCCATATATAACTATTACTACCATCTCTAAAACTTACTATTCCACCTTGTAGTATTAATTCTCTACGTCTCTTATCAGTATATAAAGTCTTGCCGTTTCTTTTTGGTGCATCCCAAATAATTGACCCATTAAGTTTAATTAGAAAGTTTCCTCCGTTACGATTTTCATCACATGATAGTGTCGCTTCGCCAGGTGCTTTACCAGAATCATATTGTCATACAAGCTGTTTGTTCTTGTCTGTTGGAGAGCTACATTTGTATAATCTTAAACTACCATTTTTAGGTCTTTTTTCAAATTAATATTACCTTCAATAGTAATATCGCCAGGTATAGTTATCCCTCCTTTTTGTAACTTTTTAGATACATCAGCTAAATTTCTAATAGATTGAATATCTGCCTTGTATATAGTATTTTTTGTATATCATGATTATTCTCAAAGCCAACAATAGTCAACCCATACGCATTTGTGTGTTTATATTTATAATTTCATAATATATGTTAAAACATGGTAAGGATTTGATATACCATGTCCGTAACCGTTTCCTGTATTTGCTATAGTATGGGTGTGATTACCGCCCGCATTTGTATCTCTCCAATTCCCACCACCATGACATCTTCTTTCATTATCTCGATCACAATTTCTTCCACCAATTGATTCATAATAATGCTTGTGAACATGAGTCCCCGAATTACTCATTGTATGATTATGTACTGGCATTTCTAGTTTATCTAATATTGTCACATCGGTACCCGCAATATCGCCAAAAGAATGTTTAAAAATATAACCTTTCTCAGACCCTCTTTTATTACCAGATAAGGTATCTTTATTATTTGAAGATCTTTTACATTTAACTGTATACTGAGTAGCACCACCATGCCATGCATCAGTTTGGTTAAATCCGGTATCATTCCACATTCTAATAAATCGACCTCTTAAATCAGGTGTACCTTGTGTACCATCGCATACTACCCAACCTTTGGGTGCAGTTATTCCATTAAATGCAATAATTGAACCAGTTGGTAAATAATTAAATTTACCTTCTACTGTTAGATCACCTGGAATAGTTAGACCTTTATCTTGTAACTTTGTAGATATATCAGCTAAATTTCTAATAGATTGAATATCTGCCTTGTATATTCTATTTATTTGTTCAGTTATTTTATCATCATCTGTATTAGACATTTTTTCTATACTATTTTTATTACATAAATTTTCATATAGTAAATAAATTATAGTACATACTATTATGATTCCAATATAATCACGTGATTCTAATTTCATATATATATATATATAATATTTTATTTTTTGTATATCATGATTATTCTCAAAGCCAACAATAGTCAAACTATTTGCAAAGCAAAAATATGATGTGTTTATATTACCATCAATTCATATGTTTATTAATTTTTTTAATATTTATTTATAGTTTCCAAGTTCAGTATTTTTATATATACTTTTGTTAACCGACATTCACTTGAATGAGCTTACCTGGTATTTGAGTCCAATTACCTCCTCTACCATTACGGTAGAAAATATCATTAGCTGAAGAAATACCCCAAATATGATTCCCATCACTACTTACATTTACAAATTTGAGCTTACCTGGTATTTGAACCCAATTACCTCCTCTACCATTACGGTAGAAAATATCATTACCTGAAGTAACACCCCAAACATGATTACCATCTCCACTTACACTCACTTGTTTGAGTCCACCAGGTATTTGAACCCAATTACCGCCTCTGCCATTACGATAGTAAATATTATCGCCATTATTAACACCCCAAACATGACTACCATTACTACTTACACTAACCTGCTTGAGTCCTCCAGGTATTTGTACCCAATTACCTCCTTTACCATTGCGGTAGTAAATATTACCGCCCCTATTAACACCCCAAACATGGTTACCATCACCACTTACATTTACAAATTTGAGCCCGCCTGGTATTTGAACCCAATTACCGCCTCTACCATTACGGTAGTAAATATTATCATATCTATTGACACCCCACACATGATTACCATCGCTACTTGAACTAACCTGTTTGAGCCCTCCTGGTATTTGTACCCAATTACCTCCTTTACCATTGCGGTAGTAAATATTGTTAGCTGAATTAACACCCCAAACATGGCTACTTGTACCTACATTTGGTTTAGCAACTACATTTGGTTTAGCAACTACATTTGGTGCGATTGAGACAATTGCAGGAGCTGGACGAGCATTAGCATTATATATATCAACTTTCATAATGTATGTTAAAACATAATACGGTGGTTGATTGTTATGTCCCCAATTTGCACCTACGTTTGCATGAGTATGCTTACCTGATGCCCCTGTATTCAGAGTTTGGTACCCACTATTCGCTGCTCTTCGATAACATTTTGAGGCATGTACACATCTGTCATCCCTACGACGAGAATACGTATGTGTATGATTACCTGCTTCACCGTGATTATGTTTAGGAAGCTCATTTGTAATTAATGTATGATAGTCTGTACCAGCTGTCTCTCCAAATTTATGTTTCAAAATTTGACTTCTATTATCAGTTCTTGAATTACCAGCTATCGTTTTATCATATGATACATTAATAGATGCATTTTTGGCACCTAATGTCCCACTATGCATTCTAATAAATCGACCTCTTAAATCAGGCGTACCTTGTGTACCATCACATATAGCCCAACCTTTGGGTGCAACTTCTTTATTAAATGCCATAATTATTCCCAATGGTAAATAATTAAATTTACCTTCAACTGCAATATCGCCTGGAATCGTTAATCCAACTTTATCTAGTAATTTTTGAGATATACTAGATAGATTTTTAATAGATTCAATATCTGCCTTGTATATTTGAGGTAGATACTTATTTATTTCAGTATTAATATCTTCTGTATTTGCCATTTTTTCTAAATTATTTTTATTGCATGAATTTTCATATTTTAAATAAATAAAAGTAAAAATTAATCCAAATAAAATATAATCAAATGATTTTAATTCCATATATATATATATATATGGAATTAAAATTTTCTTAATATTAATAATTTTATAATTTCATAATGTATGTTAAAACATAATACGGTGGTTGATTGTTATGTCCCCAATTTGTACCTACGTTTGCATGAGTATGCTTACCTGATGCCCCTGTATTCAGAGTTTGGTACCCATTATTTGCTGCTCTTCGATAACATTTTGACTTATGTACACATCTGTCACCACTACGACGAGAATGTTTATGTGTATGATTACCTGCTTCACCGTGATTATGTTTAGGAAGCTCATTTGTAATTAATGTATGATGGTCTGTACCAGCTGTCTCTCCAAATTTATGTTTAAAAATTTGACTTCTATTATCAGTTCTTGAATTACCAGCTATCGTTTTATCATATGATACATTAATAGGCACATTTATTTTATTTGACGCCCCACTATGCATTCTAATAAATCGACCTCTTAAATCAGGTGTACCCTGGGTACCATCACAAACAGCCCATCCTGGCGGTGCAACTGCTTTATTAAATGCCATAATTGACCCTGTTGGTAAATAATTAAATTTACCTTCTACTGTTAGATCACCAGGAAGAGTTATACCTTTATCTTGTAACTTTTTAGATATATCAGATAAATTTCTAATAGCTTGAATATCTGTATTGTATATAGTTTTTATTTGTGCCTTTATTTGAGATGAAATATCTTTTGTCTCAGTCATTTTTTCTATATTATTTTTACTACACGAATTTTCATATTTTAAATAAATGAAAGCGCATACTAATATAATTACAATATAATCACGTGATTCTAACTTTATATTCATATATATATATATATATATATATATAATTATAATTATAATTATAATTTTTAAATGTTTATTTATAATTTCATAATATATGTCAAAACATGGTATGGATTTGATATACCATGACGGGACCCCTCTCCTACATTTGCATGAGTATGTTTTCCACTAGGTTCTGTGTCATAGACACCTTTAGTATTGGATGCTCTATCGCGTTTACTACCTTCAACTTTACCTTTACCATCACCTCGATCAGTATATCTATGTGTATGTTCACCAGCTTCGCCATGATTATGCGTTGGCATTTCACGTGTACTTAATGCAGTTAGATCTGTTCCAGCTCTATCTCCAAAGGAATGTTTAAAAATATAAGCATCACTTGAATCTCTTTTATCACCAGATAAAGTATTTGTATTTGAAGTTCTTTTACAATTAACAGTATATTTAGTAGTACCTCCATGCCATGTGTTAGTTTGTTTAAATCCTATATCATTCCACATTCTAATAAATCGACCTCTTAAATCTGGCGTACCTTGTGTACCATCGCATACTACCCAACCTTTGGGTGCAGTTATTCCATTAAATGCAATAATTGAACCAGTTGGTAAATAATTAAATTTACCTTCTACTGTTAGATCACCTGGAATAGTTAGACCTTTATCTTGTAACTTTTTAGATACATCAGCTAAATTTCTAATAGATTGAATATCTGCCTTGTATATAGTATTTATTTCCGCCCTTATTTTGGTAGAAATATCATTGATATCAGTCATTTTTTCTATATTTTTTCTATTATTAAAAAATAACCCAAAATTAACACAGTTTGTTATAATAAATAAAATAACAATTATTATTATTATATTTTTTCCATATATATATATTAATCTATATTATTTTACATTATTTTTAATAATATTAATTTAATTCTTAACAAGTTATCTAAATCATTGGGTAACGTTAATCGTATCGCATTATTATAACCAAATGGTTTTCCAGATATTACACCCAACCCATTATTTAATAATTTATCTACTACATCATCTATATCAACTGTATTATTAACAGGAAACAAATACATTGTAGTTTCATTATTATAAGGTACCATCCATCCTTTACTTATAAATAAATCAGTTAATTCTATATTAGCCTGATTTAATATGCTTAAATCAGGTGTAAAGTTATTCTCTAATAAATTATAACAAACCTCTTGACTTGAATTGGGTGCACATGTAAATATACTTGATTGTAATTTTAATAAATTATTTATTATTTTTGATTCGGATAGAACCCATCCTACCCGCCATCCAGGCACAGCCCAATATTTTGAAAAACTTGATACTACTATTAATTTCTCATATTTACTATTTAAAGCATATGCATAACTAGTTATATTATTCGTCAAAGGCAGATATACTTCATCTATAATTATATATTTATCATATTTATTTGCTAGATTTATTAAATTTTCAATAAAAGACTGTTCATATAATAAACCAGTTGGATTATTTGGCTGACAAATAATAATTCCATTAACCATATTGTCACCTTTACTATGTGAAATAAAATGTTGTTCTATAGTATCTATATCTAAAGACCAATTATTATCAACACTTGAATTTATAAATATTGTTGATCCATTATTTATTTCTATCATATCCGGATAAGACGTCCAATAAGGTATCGGTACTAACCATTTAGAACCAACTTTTGTTAATAATTTTAAAGCCAAGTATAATGCAGATTTAGCACCAGATGTAATTAATAGATTATCCTTATTAATATATTTTATTGAATGTTTATCTTTATAATATTCTAATAATTTAGTTATTAAATTTAGATTTCCTTTTGCACTAGAATACCCCATTTGTTTTTCAAAAATATTGTTTTCTAATTTAGGATACCACGACGGTACACCAATAGCACTATTTATAATATTAATTCCTTTAGATTGTAGTTGTAATATCTTAGAAAAGACTTTGCCCGTTTCGGATTCTTTAATTTTTTTACCTTTTGGATGTAATATTTGTTCTTCTAATTTATTTATTTGAAATTTAAGTTTATTAATTGTATCAATTGATATAGGGTTGTATTTAGCTAACGCATAGAATAAATCCCAGCTGTCATTAATACTGTGATCTTTAATTTTAACTAATGATTTATAACCATCTGTATCAACTAATGTATTGTTACAATCAAGTAACTCTAAAGTCCTGCCAATAAAATGAGTTAAAAATTGTGAATTAGCTGTTAATGAATCATGTTCTTCAGGCGACATTTCAATCATAGTACATCCTTGATTTTTCCAAAAGTTTAAAAATATAGTAATACGCGTATTATTAGTATCATTAGTATTATCTATCATGTTCTTCCAATAAACAAAATTCTTATCTTTCCATGAAAATTTAGCAGAATCAGGTCCGAACATTGGATGAGTTAATAAAATATTACAATTCTTTAGTTTATTATTTAGAATTTCAGATGGATAAACTTTAACTGATAACACATCAACCACAAGTTTATCTTCCCAGTAATCTATAGGATATGAATCTACTACTTTTTCAAAACTTAATATAGATGTTGCAATTATAACTACATCAACATTAAGTTTTACAAAATCATCATAATTTAAGAAAGTTACTCCAATTTTCTTAGATTCGTCTGTATAATTAGTTCTACTTGTAGCATATACTTGAAAACCATAATTTACCATTTGTTCACCAATAAACTGTCCAAATCTACCAAATCCAATTATACCAACTTTTAATTTATTTATTTGCGAACTATTAATATTATCAAACTCTAAAATAGGAAATTCACCAAATAAATTAAATGATGGTATTGTTTCTGATAGACTTAAA